AAGGCATTTGAAAGCTTTAGAGGCAACGTGCGATTAATGCACCAGCCAATCCCAGCAGGAAAAGTTGTAAATTTTAGAACAGAAAACTTTTTCGATACAGAGACAAACAAACAATACAGTGGTGTTTATGTTGATGCCTATATCTCAAAAGGTGCAGATAATATCTGGCAAATGGTTCTAGATGGCACACTTACTGGTTTTTCAGTTGGCGGAAACGTAAAAGACTCAGAACCAGTACTTGATGCAGAATCACAAAAAACAGTTAGAATAATCAAAGACTATGATCTAGTAGAACTATCCCTAGTTGATTCCCCAGCAAATCAACTAGCAAATATCTTTTCTATTCAAAAGACAGATCATGGCAACGTTGCTGATGGAATTTTTAATAAGTCAAATATTCAGAATGTATTTTGGTGCGAGGCAGATAACCTAGCCTACACTGGATCAGAGGAAACCCACAAGTGTGCAAATTGCAATTGCGATTTAAACACTATTGGTTGGGTTGATGAAATAGATGAGCCTTCAACGGCTAAAGCTGTTTTTGCAATGGTAAAAGCGGAAAATGTTGTAACAAACGAAGAAACTTCAAACAAGTATCCAAAGCAAAACGAAGAGCTTTCAGACATCCAAACAGAAGCTAAGAAAGAAGATATAAATAAAAGAAAATTTAACGTTGGAGATTTTGTTCAATGGGGCTCATCTGGAGGAACAGCTCGTGGTAAAATTACAAGAATAGTAACTAATGGTAAAGTTGTTGTGCCTAATTCAAGCGTAACAATTACGGCTACTCCTGAAAACCCTGCTGTAGCAATTACAGTTTATCAGGAGTCTAACGGTTCTTGGAAGCCAACAGATATTAGAGTGGGACACAAAATGAATACCTTGAGAGCATGGAGCACAAAGGTGAAGAAAGTTTTCGGTATTCCAACAAAAGTTTTACTATCCAATGAGGTAGTAAATAAGGCAATTGAGACTGATACTCAGTCAGTTGCCAACCAAAACAACGAAGGAGGTGTTGAAGTGGCTGAAAACATTGAAACTACTACAGACGTAGTAGAAGAAGTAGTTGTTGATGAAGTTATTGAAGAAGTTGAAGCAGTTGAAGCAGAAGAGTCTGTAGAAACAGTAGAAAAGTCTGACGTAGCAGAAGAAGCAGCTGAAGAAGAAGCTATAGAAACAGTCGAAGAAGTTGCATCAGAAGATGCAGCGGAGGCAGACGCTTCCACCGAAAATGGTGAGGCATCTGACTTGGAGAAAGCCCTTAACGAAGTTAAGGCTTTTGTAGAGGAAATTGTTGCAAAGAGCACAGTAACAAATGTTGAATCTGTAACAGCAGTAGCTGGAACAGTAGCAGAAGTAACAAAGGCTCTTAGTGATAAGATTACAGAAGTTGAAAGCGGATACGCAGAGGTTAATAAAGCTCTTGCAGGAATCTCAGAAGTACTCTCAACTCTCTCAGGAAGAGTAGAGTCTGTAGAGGCAGATACTGCAGTAAAGAAGTCTGGTGAACTTGGTGAATCATCAGATAAGACAATCACTAAAACCCAATCAACTTGGGGCGGACGCTTCCTCGGCACCGCAGAATTAATTTAAAAGGAAAAGTGGGTGAAAAAATAATATGAGCGACAATATTTTAGAAAAGGCTGCAGCTAGCGGTACAGTTCTATCTCCATTAGTGTCCCCAGGCGATATGACAGCCCAGGGTAATTCTGGTGACGATGGTGGTGTTCTGAATCCAGAACAATCCCGTCAATTCATCGACTATATTTTTGACGAGATGGTTCTCGCCAATGATGGTCGTAGAGTAGTCATGAAGGCTAACACAATGGAAGTAGACAAGGTTCGTGTAGGTTCACGTTTGGTTGCTAAGGCAACTCAGGCAGAGCAGACAGGTTCTAACTCAGCTCCAGCATTTACAAAGATCGAACTTACAACAACTAAGTTCCGTCTAGATTACGAACTTTCGACAGAATCCCTTGAGGACAACATCGAAGGTCAGCAACTTGAAGATCACATTGTAAGATTAATGGCAACTCAGTTCGGTAACGATCTTGAGGACATTGCTATCAATGGTCGTCCAGCAACATCAGGCGAGGGTACCTACAATAACACATTGGCAGGTTTCATTCGTCAGACTCTGGACACATCTTACACAGGTGCACATGAAGCTGCAGCAGCAGCTGCAACAATGACAAGCATCTGGGAGGCAACTCCAGATTCAGGTGATGGATCTGTTGCAACTCTGTCTCTTGAAGCTATCGAAGCAGTGTATAACGCACTACCTCGTAAGTTCAAGGCTCGCCGTCAGGACCTAAAGTTCTACATGAATAGCAAGCATCTTCAGGAATTGATCTCAGCACTTCGCAGTGTTGGTTCAGTACCTGAGCAGGTTGCAACCCGTGTAATTGATGGCGTTCTTCCACAGATCGGTGGTCCAGCAGGAGCACAGTACATGATCTTTGGATTGCCAGTACTTGAAGTACCTTTGTACCCAGATAACTACGTTGACTTGACATTGCCAAGCAACCGTATTTGGGGCTTCCAGCGTGATGTCACGGTTCACCGTGAGTTCAAGCCTAAGAAGGATACCGTAGAGTACACAGTATACGTCCGTATGGGTGTAGCTCTAGAAGAGAAGTCCGCTATTGCATATGCAGTGCGTACAGCTTAATCTATAACCGTTGGAAGGGTCGCAGGAAACTGCGACCCTTTCATCATTTATTGAGGTATAATTAGTCTAGGAGGATTTATAAATGTTTGATAAGAAATCAGTATTTGAATTAAAATCTATTTGCAAGTCATTAGGTATTGAAACTAACAAGAACTCAAAAAAGATTGAGCTTTTAAGTGCTATTAAAGAAACTGGTTTAACTGATCAAGAAATCCTTGACGCTATTGACAAAGCCTTTAGTTACAAAGAAGCAGATAAAAAAGAAACCCCAGTGGAAGTTTTAAAAAAAGAAGAGCCTACTATAAAAAAACAAGAAAAAGTTTTATTAAAGATGATTCATCCAAGAGGTGCTCTAAATGTAGGAAATGGAGTAATCTTCACATTTGAAGAGCCATTTAAGTTGTTGTCAAAGGCACAGGCTGACGATATAATTAGAAGAGCAAAAGAAGAAGTAAGGGAGGCTACACCAGAAGAACTTGCGTTCTTTTATGGAGTAGATTTATAAGATGAAAGAATACCTCAGAGCCGATGGGGAAGAACTAAGTATTGCATATACTGCTCCTGCAGGAACTGATTCTATTGTCTATACCGTAACTGATTTAGATTTGAATGAAGTGCTTTTTGCAGACGAATCAATATCAAAAAGAGCAACGGTAACAGCAGCTTCTGGAAACGGGACAACAATTACCTACACCGCATCAAATACTTTTGCTGTTGGAGATGTAGTTACTATTACTGGGTTAGCAACAACAACTGGATCAACCCTTAATAAGTCAAATGTTTCAGTAGCAACTAGATCAGATTCTCAATTTACTGTAACAAATTCAACAGTTGGAACCTCAACAGCAACTCAATCTGGTACAGCCGTACAGATAACAACAGCATTTACTTTAATTCTAGGTCAAGATATCACAGCCTACGATAGAAAACTACAAATTGATTTACAAATTGTAGACGCAGGATCATACTCAGAAGACATTGTTTTTGCCTCACTAGTAAGACCATATTGCGATATTGATGAATTAGCATCAGAACTTGGATTAGCAATAACAGATAATCCAACTAGCTCTGGTCAAATAAAAAGATCAGACCTAGAAAGACTCGAAAAACGAGCAAGATTCTTAATTAATAAAATAACAAATGATAAATTTAACTTTGAATACAAAAGCATATTAACCTATGGTCAAAATGCAGACACTCTGTACATTGGTGAAAGAATTGAGACCTATGACAAGATTGTTAAAGATGACGAAGTTGTGTATGATACAACAGAATATCCAGAAATTGACTTATTGGAATACTCAGTATCAGTATCAAAAAGTAAGTATCACCTAAAGGTGTATGACATTGGAACAAATATTGCAGAGTCCAGACCGTTTACAGTTTTAGATCCATACGGAGTATTTGAAAAGGGAAGCACCTACTTGGTTCGTGGAGAATTTGGCTGGAAATATGTTCCAGAAGATATTAGAGAAGCCTCCATCCTTTTGGTAGAAGACCTAAGATGTGCAGATTTTAATTATAGAAATAAGGGACTCAAGTCTGTAAAGAACGAATCCTTTGATATTCAGTATTCTGATTCAATATCATTGGGATCAGGAAACCTATTGGTGGATTCATTTCTACAGGATTACAAACGATTTGACTTAATGGTGATCTAAATGACTTGTATCGTTGGAACAGCATACACAATGACAGCAGATCTATATACCGCTACGGTGACACAGGACGCAAACTCAGGTGCCGTTCAAAAAACATGGGTAAAGACATCAACTGTTAGTTGTTTGGCTAAGGGCGTTGTTCGTAGTGGCTTAGGAGACAATTCTAATACGGTTGAGGTAAAAAACTATTTAAATGTTATTACTGGACTTGTAAAGTTTAGAAGCGGATCCCCTATTGATAGCTCAGTAAGAGTAACAAACATTAAAAACGACACAGAAGTTATTTGGAAAGAATCTGGTTTAACTGGAATTGGATCTGCAGGTGGTGCAAATGGAGCAACAATATTTGAGCCTCGTGGAAGCACACCAATAATGGATCACCTAGGTCACGTTATTGAGTATGAAACAATCTTGCAAAGACAGGATATTCAATCTTTGGTGATTCAGTAATGCCAAGAGTAGACACCTCAGTTCTTAATGTTGCAATAAAAAAATCTAAGACAAAAACTTTTAAAACTGGTGATATTGGTGCTAAAATGGCAGCATCTGCAAAGTTTCAATTAGAACTATTAAACAGAATTCATGGCGAAGATAAAAAAAGAATACAGGTTGCTGGTCTTAGATATATAATGAACTATTTTGAGGCTTATGTAGATAATGCAGCAAGATCAAGACCAAATTCACTACACCATGTTTATGAGCCAGGCAGGACAGGCGATAAGTCTGCAAGACTATTTGAAGCCTCTGTTCTTGAATCAGGAAAGCCAACGCTAACATATAGATTTAAGGAATCTAAGGTTCCAGGGAAAAGCGGTTATGTGTTTAGAAACAAGGCTTTTATTATGGAAGAAGGGTTACCCGTAACAATTACTCCTAAAAATGCAAAAAGATTAGTATTTGAAATAGATGGAAACATTGTATCTTCAGAAAAGGTAGTTGTTCAAAATCCTGGTGGAGACTATGTTCAAGGATCTTTTGTAAAAATATTTAATCAGTTTATGTCTACAATGGCAAACGTAGCCCTACAAGATATGGAATTCTTTAGTAGAATAGAGAAAGGCATTCAAAGTGAATCAAGAATTGCTCTTAGAAGAATTAGCAGGGGCGAAATAACAAATATGGCAAACTTAGCAGCAGCATCTTCTAGTAAAATTGTGAGGAGTTTATAGTGGACTACACAAAGCTACCAATTTGGCTTATTTGTAAGTATGTTTGGGATCACGCAGCTGGTCAGGTCAGTGGTCAATCTGCTATTGATTCAAACATATGGGATGTGACCCAATATAGCATGACTGGATTAAATGCAGAAATTACATCTATTACTGTAAGCTCTGGTGTTGCAACAATTATTACAGATACTCCCCACGGAATGACTGCCAACAATCTTTGTAATATTACTGGAGTAAGTTCAACCTATAATAAAATTTTTAAGGTAACTCAGGTAGATAGCACTACTCAATTTAGAATTCAAGCTCCATCTGGCGGAGCAACCGTTTCATCAACAACTGGAAATGTGGCAGAAATTGGTCTTATTCCGTTCTATCCAGTATATGAAAATCTAGGTATTGATACCTCAAAGCTTCCATATATAATCTATGATTATCTATTTGTGCAGCCAAATGGAACCTTTCATCCAGTAAACAAAGAACGAGCAACTATGACTATTGTTGGATCTGCTCCACAGATATTCTATGTAAAAAATTATATCCATGACATTCTTAAAAAATGTGACGAATCTGCACAGGAAATGAACGGTCACCTAAATGATCCAGACGTATCCTTTAAATATGTTGTCTGTGATCAATCAGGATATATGATAGATGAAAAGTCTGTGGATAACCTTGAGCCTGGAAAATTCCAAACTTCCCTTATTTTAACGTATGAATTCACTAAGTCATAATAAGTCTTTACATGGTATGATTGTTTTTGAGGAAGCAACCAAACCAAAGTTAACTCAAACTTTGACAGGAGGTGCAAAATGGCACTAGGTAACGCTAAAAATATTGTTGTAGGTGCAGGTGCATTATACATCGGACATACAACAGACACAGAACTTACAGAAGACGATCTTCCAAAGGTAGCTTCAACGCTTGCAGCATGTACTGTATCCTTACAGGATCCAGACAATGTTGATATATACGCAACAGGTACCCCATCAGGAAAGTGGGATTCAGTAGGTTACACATCAGAAGGTGCAGAACTATCGTTCGAACCTGATTACGGTGAAGTACAGGTAGATCAGCTACTTGACGTTGCAAAGATCTTCAAGCAAGGTCAGCGAGTAATGTTAAACACAACACTTGCAGAAGCAACACTTGAAAACTTCTTGGTAGCAATTGGTGGAAAGTCAACAGACCTTTCAGGAACAATGGCTTCACCAGTTCAGACTGTAAACCTTAACGGTGGTGCTCTTGGATACTCTCCAGTAGAACGCTCCATCGCTATTGTTGGTCCAGGACCAGATCAGAAGAAAACAGCAGCAACAAAGAACTTCGTAGAAAGAGTTTATGTTGGATACAGAGCTCTTTCAATGGAGACTGTAACTGTTGGTGTTAGAAGAAATGAGGCTACTGTATTCCCAGTAACTCTACGTCTACTAGCTTCGTCTATTAACGAAGCTGGAGATGGAAACGCTTCTTACGGCAAGATCATCGACAGAGCTTATAACGTAGCTTAAGTATAATTTAATAAAACCTGATCAGGACTAGTCAGAAATGGCTAGTCCTGCTCATTTATATCGAGAATACTATATAATTAAAGAGAACAATTAGGAGGAAGTTTTGGCAACAACAGTATACGAGAGTATCGAGCTAGAGCTATTAGACGGAACAAAAGTGGAAGTCAAGCCACTAAGCTTGAAAAAACTAAGAGAACTAATGAAGGTATGGTCAGAAGGTACGGCAAAGGCAACAAATGAGGATGAATTCCTTGACTTGCTTATTACCTGCACTTCAATTGCCTTTAAGCAGTTTTCACCAGCACTTGCAGAAGATAGAGACGCACTTGAAGACGCACTTGATCTTCAAACAATGTACAAAATCCTGGAGGTGGCTGCTGATATCAAGCTGAACGACCCAAACCTGCTGGAAGCAGCGAAGGAACTAGCTGGACAGATCTAGACCTCGCTGCACTAGAGGCGGAAGTTTTTCTTCTTGGTCACTGGAAAGACTACGATGAACTAGAGTCTAGTTTATCAATGCCAGAGCTCGTAGCAACGCTAAAGGCGATGTACGAATCTGAAAATAGGAAAAACAAATTCCTAGCAATGGTAAACGGAATAGACATGGAGAATGGTAGTGACAACCAGGACGATGACAATCGTCCTGTAACATTCCAAGAAATTCAAGCGAGGGCGATGGCAAAGTTGACTGGAGACACAACAAAGGCAAAAGCCGTTGAGTATGGAATAACACCTGATATGGGATTATCATATGAAGTGTTAGGAGATGTTCATGGCGGATATTAACGCAAATTTTGAGTATGATGCGGACTTTGGTCCTGCTATTGCTCAAGTTAGAAGTCTTGCCAGAGAAATATCTCTATTAAACAATTCATTTAATTCTTTAGATAAAGCTGCATTAACTGCTAAAAAACAATTAGCAACCTCGTTTGGAACAAATGTAAAATCACTTGGAGCTTTCCAGACCACGATGGTGGATCTTTCAAGTGACGTAGATCGCTTTGGTGAGGCTCTTCAAAAGAATAAACTCCACATGAGAGATTATTTTAAAGAAGCAAGAAGAGCCTACACTGAAGGATCAAGGGTAAGAAAGCTTGCAGTAGAGCAAGTAAGAAAGGCTCAATCAGAGATTGTAAGCCTTGGAAAAGATGCTACTGGAAGAAATAAGGGTATGGTCATTACCCCATTATCTGTTGATACTAAAAATATGACAACTAGCATGAAGATTGCTAGAGAACAATTTAATATATTTAATAAGTTAGTTCAAGATGGATCCAGAGAACTTATTA